GGGGTTTCCCGTGGAGGTCGCTGACCTATGGGCCCTAGTTCGCCACGTAAAATAAAGGATTAGCCCAGCCTATGGTGTGATCGCGCCTTGGCTGAACACAGAAGATCATGAACAGACGAAGAACACTAGCGCGCGCCACGCTACGACTTGGCGTAATGGGGGGGAGGAGTGCCGCACGAGCAATTCAGGTGAGTCGACAGAGGAGGGGGAAGAGGCAACTTTGGCCTAGGCAAGTTCGAGCGCCTTCGAAGCAGGATTACCGTAACCTCCTGCGAAGCACTGCCCAAAGAATGATTCAGGCTCCGGCGGTTAGCGCCATCATGTCGAAGGGCATTTCATCCCGTGATGACAAAGAGGAATCCGGGGAGATACTATTGTCATCCGTTGCCGCGGGTAATGTCATCACCGCGGACAAGATCTACAACATCGTTGTCAACCCGTCAGAATCGGGACTTTTCACGCGACTTGCCTCCGTCGCAAACATCTACCAGAAGTTCACGGCCAAGAACTTCCAGATTGCCTACAAGCCGAGCGTGGGCTCCAGCACCAACGGCAATCTGGCCATCGCTTTTCTGCCCGACATCAACGCCACAATCCCGGCCACTTACGAGGATGTGTTGGCTGCGGGCGGCAATTGGACCACGCCCATTTGGACCCCCAAGGCTATGCCAATTGAACAGAACTCACTTTCACGGGCCTTCAAAGAGAACTACTGCAAGATCCCCGAGAATGTCCAGGCCCAGGAACAAATCAACGTTGTCGGCCGCCTCGTTTGGTGCGTCCGGAACCTGCCGACCGCCAATGTCTCCTACGGCGATCTGATCCTTCAGTACCACATTTGCTTTTCCGACCCGAAGCAGCCAGAGGTCCCGCCTGCTCTTAGCGCGACTTACACCCTTGGCGCAACAGCCGGCCCCTCCGACTTGGATTTTGATGATCTGGCGGCTAACGCGATGACCAGCGGCTACCACATGATCGGTGAGGAATCTGAAGTCGCGGGCACGTACGCCCTCCGCTCTCACCAAGCAGCGTACATTATTTTCAAAGGAGACCCCACTGGTGGTGTGGCTCCAAACTTGCAGGTTGCCGTGGGGTATTCACCTTCCGTTAAGGTGGGCCTCACGCCCATCACCACACTCACCACTGCCTTTACCCGGTGGCGCACTTTCTACTTGCCACGCGGGTACAAGTACATCCAGGTCGCCACAGATGTGGCCCTGGACGGCGGCACGTTCGAGATGATGACCATATCACACGTGCCCACGCTAACGCTCACGTAGAGCTCTCATTGTATTTAGAATAACCCACAAAACCATAAAAACACACACACGCCGGAAAACCCGGCGCAACAACAGAACCTCGACTGCCGCTCCGCTGTATGGGCGAAAAACCGAAGGGTGCGACGAGCCCCTCGTACCAGACTTACGGCTAGAACCCGTATGAGGGCTGGGAGCTACATGGCGGAGCCTAGACCGACAGTGTGAACTTTAACTTCCCAGTGACTTCGAGGTGGGTGGACTGGGAAACCAAGAGGGGGGTCAGTCCCCCCTCACTACTACCGCGCCCCACGGAACCAAGGGGGGTTGCCTGGCACCTTAGCCAGTGCGCAACGCACTTACGAACCGAATACAGCCATGGCCACAACAAAACACACTTGCACAACAACCACCTGTCCTTGTTCCGTCCCGGAGTCCTTTTGTGACTACGAGGCGGAAGCAGACTATGTGAAGAACTTGCGTTCGCTCGGCATCGGCCGAGCTAAGGCCTCAGCAGTGCCGCCGCATAAACACAAAGCTAAGCGGCGCACCAACAAACCCAGGCGCCCAGAGAAGGAGGCGGAGATGGTTAAGCGTCATGGAGATGAGAGCAAGAAGGCCAGGGCCCGTCGCCTGGCTGTCCGCCAATTGCTCAAAAGACTCGACGCCCCAATCACGCCCGTTCCTATTGCCGTCGTGGCGGCACCGCGCCCAACCCACGAACCAGCAGGCGACACCAACACCAGCCTTAAGCAGCCCGGGCCACCTAAGCATATGTCATTCCCGGATCCCGCGAAAGTCGCAGAGTGTCGGCACTGCAAGGAGGAAAAACGAGGGGGCTTCGATTATTACCGTTTCCTCGAGAAGCGATATTTCCTGGCAGACGGCAAGTCCCGCGACGAGGTGTGGTGCTGTAGCTGGTGCGGATCACCGGCCTGGCAGGACGCCGATGGCTATTGGCACCACGTTTATGATGCATCACACTGTGCGGATGTTTTGGAGAACATCAAGGCACGTATTGCGAAAGAATATCGAGCAGCCCTCAAGCGCCTTGTTGCCTCCACAGTTAAACGTCAAT